AGAGCTACATTTAAAAGAAGAAAACATTATGAGTGATGATGATTACAAAAAAGTTTCTGATAAGACACAAATAAAATTAAGTAATCCAAATAATAATATTAAATCATATGGTGCAGGTTTTCCAGATGATGTGTTTATGCAAGTAATAGATGGTGCAAAGATAAGAGGTATTACACCAGAAAATTATTTTAATGATCCAGACATAGGAAACATAGAAGGTGGTTTGCGAAAATTAAAATACATAGATAAGTCTTTGATTGATTATAAAAGAGAAAGAAACAAGTACGATATGACAGACATGATTATAGATTTTAATAAAAAACATTATGACCTTATGCCAAACTTTGATGTAGTTATTATTGATGAAGCACAAGATCTTAGTTGGTTACAATGGAAAATGGTTGAGCGTGTTGTGACAAAAGCAAAGCGTGTGTATGTTGCAGGTGATGATGATCAAGCGATTTATCGTTGGGCAGGTGCAAGACCAGAGTTCTTAATGAACATGGAAGGCACAAGAACAATATTAAATAAATCATATCGTTTAGCAGAGTCTATTCATGCAAAAGCAAATAAATTAATTAAGCGTGTAAAAGATAGAGTAGATAAAGAATGGACAGCGCGTGATGAAAAAGGTCAAGTAAACATACATCCAATAGAACAATTACAAAAAATGAAAGAGGGTCAGTGGTTGATATTGGCAAGAGACGGATACCGTTTAGATAAGTTAGAAGATGAATTAAAAATTTACGGTTACTTCTATGAAAGAGGAGATCGTACTTCTATTAATAAACGTGTGCATGAAGCTATACTTGCATGGGAAGATGTTCGTAGAGGTAAAGAATTAGATATTAGAAGAGTAAAATCATTTTATAATTATGTTAAAACAGGAGAAGGTGTTGATAAAAAATTTAAATCAATGAAGAATGTAGATAAAGATAAAACATTTACCTTTGATACATTAACATCTGATTATGGATTAAAGTTAGATAAAGAATTACCTTGGTTCAAAGCATTAGAAAATATTGAACCACAAAAGAAAACTTATGTACGTATGTGTTTACGTCGTAAAGAAAACATTAGACGCGCACCACGGATCAAACTATCTACGATACATGGATCAAAAGGTGGTGAAGCAGATAATGTAATGTTATTAACAGATTTAACTCGTAAAGCCGATGCATCGTATTGGAAACAACGAGACGAAGAGCGACGCGTATTCTATGTGGG